AGGTCGGCTCCAGGCCGTCGAGGGTGGGCGGGATCTGGGAGCCGGCGGGCAGGCGGGCGTCGAAGGTGATCTCCACGTCGATGCCGTCGAGCTCGCGGGACTCCTTGTCGAGCCGGGCGTGCAGCGCGCACACGTAACCCATGAGGCTGCGGGCGCGGCCGTCGGCGTCGCGGGCGACGATCACCCGGTCGGGTGCCTCGTCCAGGCTGGGTGGGTTGTCGGAGTCGACGTCGCTGATCCAGGCGGTCAGGAGCATGAACCGGTCGGTGGCGGTGAGCCGCACGCCGTTGTGGAACTCCTCGATCGCGACCGTCTTGAAGAGGAGCGGGTCAGACCTCTTGTCGGTCGCCGATGCCTGGGCGACGGCCAGCCACGTGTGCGCCAGGTCGGCGCCGTCGAACCTCATGATTCGCCGCCTCTGTTGGCCGCGAGGATCTGACCGATGATCGTGAGGGCCTGCTGCCAGCTGCCGCAGGTCGGCAGCGGGCTCGACGGGGCTATTGCTCACGGCGTCTCCTCGACGGGCTCGGGGTCGTCGGCGAAGCGACGCAGCCGGATGTCCTTGTTGCCGTTGCCCTTGCTGCCCGGGCCCTTGATCGGGACCTTGACGTCGGTGACGACCAGGTAGCCGTCGCGGGCGCAGGCCTTCGACCAGAGAGCGGAGTACTGCCGGGGGTCGACCGCCAGCTCGCCGTCGACTAGGAAGTGCTCCCGCACCCGGTTCGGGTTGACCCAGCCGTCGTGCGCGTCGGCGTCGGCGCGGCAGGCCTCGCGGAACCGGTCAGCGACCGGCTTGTTCAGCACGGTCCAGCCGTCGGCGAAGAGCGCGAGCTCGTCGGGGTTGTCGGCCGGCCGGGCGCCGAGGCTCACGCCGGTCACTTCGTGCCGCCGGTCTTCGCGCCGCGGCGGGCCGCCGCGATCGCCTCCATGAGCAGAGGTCGGAGCTTGGCCATCTGGTCGTCGTCAGTGACGAGCACGATCGCCGGGTAGAACCCGCCGAGCGGATTGGCGAACCGGAAGACCAGCGCCGGCATGACGCCGACGTCGGGCACATCGACGGTGGAGGCCATCACCACGACGCCGCCGGAGTAGTGCACGTTGTCGTCGAGCAGCTCGCCCGGCGGACCCACCTCGAACGGCAAGTCGAGGCTGTCGCCCAGGTCGCCGCTCATCGAGCGACTCCATGCGTGGAGTCCGGCGAGGTTGGGCAGGCCGTCGAGGGTCGACGGCGGTCGGCAGAGAGTCGCCCGGCGATGCCCGGCGTCCCCTCGTCGATCCAGACCAGGACGCGGACAGCCGCCATCGGGAGCATCAGCACCACTGCCGCGAGGAGAAGCGGTGCAGCCGCGAGCAGCGACCCGGCGTCAGCTGGGCCCGGGATCGCCAGCCCGGTCAGCACGGGACCTCGATCGGGCTGCGCTCCAGCTCGACGGCGGCGGACCAGCTGACCGATGCGTCGGCTCGGGTCGCGATCGTGGCGAAGCCGTCGGTGTACACCGTGACCAGCACGTTCAGGCCGTCTTCGGTCTTGCCGATGTAGATGTCGTGGTCCATCGGTCAGCCTCCAGGCGTGACGAGGAAGGCCGACGTCGTCTCGACGTGAGCCAGGGCGGTAGGGAGTGGTTGGGCCGGGACCCCTGCGGTGGTCCCGGCCCGCCGGACCAGTGCGAGGGAAGGAGTGGACAGCCCCCGCTCCGGGCCGGAGCTCGTGGGCTTAGGGGGCGCGCTGCCGGCCACCGGCCCGGTAGTAGGCGTCTAGGACTCGCTTGACCTCACGACCGAGCGCTGCCGGGTCGGACGTCGGTGACGGCGCGGCGGCGGGCTCATCTCCGCCGCCGCGCCTACCTTCGGAAGGACCAGCAACCGAAGAATTGGAGTCACCATGACGAAAGAGATCGCCGACGACGTGTCGAAGGCGCAGGACAAGCTCATCGCCGCCATGCAGGAGATCGGCCAGCGGGATTACAGCGACGACCCGATCGGCGTCTCGGGCGGACCCCGGGACCTGACCGAGTTGGCGCTGACCACCGGCGCGGAGATCCTCACGCTGGTCGGTCGCCTGAGCCTCGAGGTCCACCAGCTGCGAGCGAAGGTTGCAGCAGCGGGCCTCTAAGCCCGAGAGCCGGGCATCCGCGATGCGGGCGGTCTGGTCGCTCATGCCGTCACCGTCCGTTCCATCGCGCAGACGTCGGCCTCGCGATATCGGCGGTGACCGGAGGGAAGGACGACTGCGGCCAGGTGCCCGCCGGCGACGTACCGCGCGAGCGTCTGACGTGAGACCCGGAGCCGCTTCATGACCTCGCGAGGCATGAGGAGCGCCGATCCGGCCACTTCGTCCGGTGTATTCCGATCTGATGGCATGTAGCGGACCATAAGGCACCGGATGGACGAATTACAAGCATGTGGTTCTAATTGGGCGTGTCGCCTCTAGTCCAATTCGTCCAGAACGCGCTAGGATGCTCCGCATGACGACAGCACACCGGGCGCCTGAGCCCGTCCCCTACGCGTCAGCCGACGACTACATCGGTGAGCGCGTCTCTCTAGAGATGCGGCGGCGTCGGATGTCGCAACTCGAAACCGCGCCCATGCTTGGCATGAGCCAGTCGAACCTCAGCAAGAAGCTGGCCGGTCAGCGAGGCTGGAGCGCCGACGAGATCCTGGTCGTGTCGCGTTTCTTCGGGCTCACGCTCGAGGAGCTGATGCCCGGCTCGGATTACGTGCCACAGGCCTGGGCAAACGAAGAGAGCCCCCTCCGGACTGCGCCGGGAGGGGGCTCCACCTTCGTGCTTGGATCTCGGTACGGCATCAGGGACTCGAACCCCGAACCCGCTGGTTTGAAGCCTGAGCGCTGGCTGACGCTCGTCCCCGCCGCCCGCGCCGAGCTCGCTGACGTCGTCGTCCCGACCCCGGGCCCGGTGACCACCGAGCCCCGAACCCCGAACCTTCCGATAACAGGGTTCGGCCTCCCGCTGCGCCTGGTCACCTCGGAGCGTGCGTCATGAGCGCCCGCCGCCGCGAGCCGGTCGAGACCACCGAGTACCTCGCGATGGTGAAGCGGATCGTGCGGGCCGCCGGCCACCGGGTCGCGCACGGCGACGAACCGGACCTGGCCGAGCTCGCCGGCCTCGTCGAACTGGTCGATGAGGCCCTCGTCGTCGCGGTCGCCGGGATGCGCGCGAACGGCCAGTCGTGGCCCTACATCGCCTCCGGACTGGGCACGACCCCGCAGGCGGCGCGGAAGCGTTTCGCCGAGCGGGTCGAGCACCGGATCCGCCAGCTCGCCGGTGGCGGCGGCATCGGCCCGCAGGCGGTGGCGGGATGACGCTGACCCGCACCGCCGACGGCGAGGTGCTGCACCCGTCCGGAGCCACCCGGCCGCTGGCCGTGGTACTCGCCCTGCCCCAGCGCGAACAGCGGCCCCCCGAGACCGTCGAGACTGAGCCGTCCGGCTCCGCAGCCTCGGCCGACCCGCCGACCGTGACACGCCTGGTCGCGCCGCACCCGGACGAGGACGAGGCGGTGCACGCGCTCGGCTTCATCACCGGCCTGCTCGACGACCTCCGCTCGACCCTGACCCGCCGCCAGCAGCAGACCGCTTCCGGTGAGCTCAGCGACCTGCTCCTCGACGCGGCCCGCGACGTGGTCTCCGAGGACCCCGCCTGCACCGTGCTCGACCTACCCGGCCGGACGGCCGCGGCCGCCCTGCGGGTGATCGTGCAGCGCGGACTGATCCGCGACGAGTGGGACACCTGATGGCCGACACCGGACGACTCGAGGCTGCGGCGGCCACGGACTGGCCGCCGCCCGACCCGATCACCGAGCACAACCTGGGCCTGATCGCGCACGCCCTGGTCGGGGTCGAGCTCACCGACGCCGAGGCGAAGTCGCTGGCCTGGCTGGCGGGCTGGCCGACGAGCACCGTCGAGCACATCACCGCGGCGTTCGGCCGGGCCGGCGGGAGGTCGCCGAGATGACCGCGCAACGATGCGAGTTCGCGCTCTGCCGGCGCCCCGCCGAGACACAGGTGATGCGCGGCGTCTCGCTCGCGCTCATGGTCTGCGGACTGCACGTGGGGCCGGCGAGGACCTGGGGTATCCCGGAACCCGTGGAGCAGCCGACCGGCTGCGCCTGCGACCCGAGGCACATCGAGGTAGGCGGATACGACGCGGGGTGTCCCGTGCACGACGGCACCCGGGGCGATGTTTCCCTACCTGCCGTGTCGGCCTGAACCGGTGGCATGACTGACCGGGACCTGTCTCGGGATCAAGGCAATTCAGAGAAGATTTTACCGTTCTCGTCCGTAACATCCACGGACTGTGATCGTATGCGCGACGTGGCTCTCTCGGAACATGAAATCAACAGGTGGGCCACCTGGCTGCGCGCAGCCGGTCGCCCGGCAACAACGATCGAGCTGCGCACGTACCACCTCAGGCGGGTGATGCGGGAGGTCGGGATCGACCCCTGGTCACTGACCGCGGAGGACCTGGTCGACTACCTCGGCGCGCAGGTATGGGGGGCGGAGACCCGCCGGTCCTACCGCGCCTCGCTGCGCGGCTTCTACACGTGGGCGCAGGCGACCGGCCGACGACAGGACAACCCCGCACTGTTGATCCCGAGCGTGAAGCTGCCGCGGCGGGTGCCGCGCCCGACACCTGAGGTGATCTACCGGCAGGCGCTCCTCGACGCCGACGACCGCGCCTGGCTCATCGTGCAGCTCGCCGCGGTGTGCGGCCTGCGGCGCGGCGAGATCGCCCGGGCTCACCGCGAGGCGGTCGTGCGAGACCTGGTCGGCCACTCGCTGCGGGTCCTCGGCAAGGGCGGGCACGAGCGGATGGTGCCGCTGCCCGACGACCTGGCGCGCACCATCCTGGCGATGCCGCCGGGATGGCTGTTCCCCTCGACCGCTCGGGGCGGCGGGCACCTGACGCCGGCGCACGTCGGCAAGGTCGTCTCCCGGCTGCTCCCGGAAGGGTGGACGTGCCACACGCTGCGGCACCGGTGCGCGACCGTCGCCTACGCCTCACGCGGCGACCTCCGGGCCGTCCAGGAGCTGCTCGGCCACGCGAAGCCCGAGACCACGGCGCTCTACACGTTGATCCCGGCGCTGGCGGTCCGGGCGGCAATGGAGGCTGCAAGCGCTTGACCGGGTGTATATACACCTTGGTAGAGGGTGCCCCTCGTGCCCAACCAGCCTGCTACGCCGAACCACTCGTTCCGTGTGCGGGACGAGCTGTGGGAGGCGGCGCAGCGGGCCGCCGCCGACAACGGCGAGACCCTGACCGACGTGCTCGTGCGTGCCCTGGAGCGGTACGTGCGGGATCACCCGCCGATCGAGGATCCGCGGCGTCGTCGGTAGCGAACGCGGCCACGCCCCGACTCCCGAAGGCCGGCGAACGATGACCGGTCAGACCCGGTCGCCGATCTTGCGTGGCCCCGTGTTCATCCGACACGACGGGTTCGTGCACACCCGCACATCACGCAGTTCACCCTCAGTCGCGCCTATTCTCTTCGGTCCCCGCTCGCTGTCGACCCTGACCTCGCCACCACAGATCCGGCACGGCTCCTCACTCATCACGCCCCCCCTCAGACTCTGTCGCCAGAGCGCATCGTGCCCGTGTTGCTCTCGCAGGATGCACTCGTACACACCCGCCCTTCGATCGTTGGCAACAGGTCGTCGCCGGCCCGGTGCGGCTGCTTCACGGGCACGATCTGGACAGGTGATCCGCAGATCCCACAGGGCTCAGTCATGCCGCCACGCTACGCCCAACCGTGTCACTCCGGAATGACACAACCGTGTCACTCGCCTGTCACTCGCCTGATGACCCTCGGGTCCGGCACGATGGCGGACGGCGGTTTCACGACAACCTCGGGTTGCGGCCCAATTCCCGCACAGGGTGACGGCGGGCTCGGAGTCCGCCACTCCCGCCCCGGGCCGTCAGAGCCGCGCCGACATGCCCTCAGCGCGACTCGCGCTCCAGCTCGCGCTCGAACTCGTAGTCGCGGACCTTCTCCATGGTGTCAGAGAAGTCATCGATCTCCTTCTCGGACAGTTCAGGCAGCTTGTCTTCGATGCACTCGTAGTGGGCCTGGCTCCATCCGCCGGCGGAGAACCCGTCCTCGACCGCATCGCGGGGCGACTGGCTGCCCCGGAGGGCAACAGCGAGATCCTCGGCGTCACATTCGATGTCGGCCTCCGACAGCTCGCTGTAGGTGTACGGAGGCGCGTCCTCGCCGCCGAGCCGCACGACCAGCAGTACCCCCAGGGCGACCATGGCCGCCGCCCCGAGCGCCAGGGCCTTCTTCGTCTTCATGCGGCGAGGCTAGACCTCAACGGCCGCGCGAGTAGTCGGTTTCGTCAGGCCGTATTGAGAAAAGTGTCTAGTACCTCTTTACTAGAAACTGTCTAGGGGGCTAGACTAACATCATGGTTAGCGAGCAGCCCACCCGGAAGATGGTCAAGGAACTGAAGGACGCTGGCTGGACGGTGATCCGGTCCGACGGCCGTCACACCGTGTACGGCTGCCCGTGCGGGAAGCACACCTTCCCGCTGCCGCAGAGCCACAAGACCATCTCGGCCGGAGTGGTCCGGAAATGCCGCAAAGCGATCGAGGAAGGGTGATCATGAAGTACGACGTGAACGTGACCCGCGATGGCCGCTGGTGGATGATCGAGGTCCCCGCGATCGACGGCCTCACCCAGGCCCGCAGAGTGTCCGAGGTAGAGGATCAGGCCCGCTCGCTCATCGCGGTGACAGAGGACGTAGCGCCATCGAGTATCGAGCTCGGCCGCGTCGACATCGTGCTCGACGCAGTCGGCCACGTCGGCGACGTCGTCGAGGAGATCGAGGCAATGCGACAGCAGGCCGCCGACCTCGAAGCCCACGCCGCCACGATGACCCGCACGACGATCCGAACACTCGTGAAGGCCGAGGTGCCGATGCGTGACATCGGCACCCTCTTCGGGGTCTCTCATCAGCGCGTGGCCCAGCTCGCGAACGAGGCGACTCGATGACCGCCGACACCGCCACCATCACGTCGTTCATCACGGACAGGCTGGATGCCGACGAGGCGGCGGCGGAGCAGGCCCTCGAACGCGGCTTCGGCGGATGGGAGTGGCTGGCCGACCATGGCATCAACTTCGAGGCGCGGACCCACATCGCACGCCACCACCCAGCCCACGTTCTCCGCACCGTCGCCGCACTCCGGGCCATCGTGGAGCTGCATCGCGAGGACGCGCCGCACCTGGCTGGGCAGCAGTTCTGCACGACGTGCCACGACTACAACAGGCACGACGGCGTGGAGTGGCCCTGCCCGACAATCCGCGCCCTCGCCGCCATCTGGTCCGACAGCGACGAATGGCGCGAGGAGTGGCGGTGAAGCAGCTCCCTAACACGAGACCGCTCGGCCGGTGGCCGCTGAAGCAGCGCGATCTACTCCAGTTCATCGCTGACGGCGAGATGGCGATCCTGCCGTGTGACTGTCGTGAGCACGGCTGCGCGGGCCTGGAGCTCACCGCAGACGATGACCGCATCCTCGCGTCGCTGAACTGAAACGCAAGAAAGCCCCCCACCGCCGAAGCGGTGGGGGGGCGAACTCCTGCGGTAGCGGGTCAGTGGCGTCGTAGCGGCCGATCGATGTGTTCGATGAATCCCGCGGCGAGCAGGCTGACGCCGACGTACAGCAGCGGCCGGCCGTGCGGACACCTCTCGACCAGCGCGCGGATCTGCTCGCTGATCGTGTCGAAGTCGGCCTCACCCTGCGCACGGATCGTGTTCTTGAGCAGGGCGGCGAGGAGGTCTGTGCCGAGCTCGGCCGGTGGGGACTGCATGGCTACAGCAGCTTGGGGGTGACGTTGACGGGGGTGCCGTCGTTTTCGACGGATGCTGGGCCGGCCACGGTGTCGCCCTGTGGCCCGACGACAGCGACGACTTCGGCTGATGCGGTGACCTGGCCGGCCTGGTAGAACTGCGTCCCGCCCTGCAGGGCTGCCACGATCAGGACGAACAGGCCAGCGGCCTGGAGGCCGACGACGTCGCCGAGGGCTGCGCCGCCGGCGAGGATCTGGAGGCCGACCAGGATGCTGGACCAGATGAGGAGTGGGTTCTTCATCGGAGCTCCTTGGGGAGGCGGGGGATCTTGTTGAGGTCGAAGTTGCGGCAGTCCTGGAGCGGGGAGACGTCGACGGCGGGCGGGTTGCCGTGGTCGGTGACGACGCGGGTGAACCCGGTGAGGGTCCGGGCGTTGCGGCCTTCGAGGCCCCAGCCGTAGACCTTGTCGATGTGGTCGCCGGCCAGGTGGCTGGCGCCCTGGGCGTGGAAGATGTCGTCGGCGCCCTTGTCGTTGTTGCCGTCGATCACGACCGACACCGGGCAGCCGGTGGCCTGGTGCAGCCACTTCCCGAGCTTGGCGATCTGGGTGAGGACGTACCGGTTCGCGGCGGGTGCGGTCTTCTTGCGGTCGGCGTGCCCGGAGATGAAGATCAGCCGGTCACCGGTGACGGTGTCGGCGCAGAGCTGGACGGGGATGAACAGCCACCGGGGGGTGCGGAAGTTGATCCGCCTGATCCGGAAGGTACGGCGGTGGAGCCGGCGCATCACCGCCAGCCAGGTGACGATGCCGTTGCAGACCTCCCAGTTGCCGCGCTTCTCGTTCGGGGTGGCGAGCCGGACAGCCCAGCGGGCGGCGTTCTTGAACCCGGTCAGCGTCTTCGGGCCAGCCTCCTGCAGACCGGCCAGCACGACCCAGTGGTCTCGGAGCAGCTGGCGCAGCCGGCGGCCGCGGGCCGGCCACCGCAGGAGCCGGCGCTTGGTGCCCCTGACGGCCTGCGGGGCGTTGATGGTGGTCACGGTCCACCACGGCCGGTCGGGGTCGTGACCGTTCGCGAAGGGGCGCCGGTCGGCCAGCGCCGCGAGGATCGGCAAGAGAAGAAGCAGGAGGCGGATCATCGCCTCGTCACTTCTTCGGCATGTGCTCGAGGAGGGCCAGCAGCTCGCGGCGCTTGGCCCGGAGCTGGGGGATGGCCTTCTGGACCACGGTGCGGCCCTCCGCGTCCTTGCAGTAGGCGATCGCGTTGCCGATGTGGTGACGGGCGCGGACGATGCTGTCTCGGGCCTTCTCGACGTCGTTCATGGGTGGCACCGTGTCCTCTCTGAACTCGGCCAGCGTGTAGACCGCCGGCGGGCTGGGTCGGTAGGGGTTGGGGTCCCGAGAGGAGCCGGACAGGCCGTCCTGTCCGGCGTCGTACTTGCGGATCTGGTCGAACGCCAGGTCCGCGATCCCGCGCCGGTTGGCGCGGGACTCGAAGATGTTCACGCCGTGGATGTGGGGACCCCAGACGCCGGGTCGTTCGGGGCGCAGCCAGACGGCGAAGCCGAGGTCGCGGAGCACCCGAACCTTCCGTGCGGCGTCGTTGTCGGTGAGGTCGACCGCGCGGCCGCCTTCGCCGTTCTTGCCGAGGTGGGTGCCGGAGCTGGCCGCCGCTCCGCCGACGCCTTGGATGATGGTCAGCGGGTAGCCGAGCTCGGCTTCCGCCTGGAGGAGCGCGTACTTGGTGGCGTTGTCGAGGACCTTGTCGCGGAAGATGGTCCGGGCGTAGGGGTCGATCATGGCGTCTCCTCAGCTGGTGGTGGGTCGATCTGTTCGGGCGTGCCGGACGGCTGGTCGTGGAGACGGCCGATGCCCTCCCACATGGCGGTGGACTCCAGCTGGGTCGCGACCCGTTCGACGCGGGCGTTCTCGAGCTCGGTGATCCGGTGCTCGTGGGCAGCCAGGGTGCGTTGCTGGTCGGCGATCTGCGCGACCAGGGCTTCCAGGTTGTCCAGGCGGGTTGCTAGGCCGGCCTTGTCGGCGTGAGGGTGCCATCTGGTGCCGGGGTCGTCGTCGATGCCGAGGTCGGCGAGGGTGAGGTGTTCGGGCATGGCGACCTCCAGCGGTCGGGTGATGAGCCGCGCCAGGTAGACGCGGAGACGGTGGCGCAGAGTCAGGGACGCCGTTCGGCCTTGAGTCGGCCAACCTCGGCCTCGAGCTCGCTGACCCGGAGGGAGAGTCGCCCGGCTTCGGCCTTGAAGTGTTGCTTCTCGGCGCGCTCGTTGCGTAGCTCGGCCGACAGTTCGGCGAGACGTGCATCGGTGTCGGCGCGGTACTGGGCGTGCTCCTCGCGCATCTTCCGCATCTCTGTGGACATGCGGGTGAACTGGTCCTCCAACTCGGTCGTGACGAGCTGAAACGTGCCCTGGGCGACGTTCATCGTGGCCTGCGCGATGGTCATGTCGACCTGTTCGCGTTGCCCGGGCTTGTACTTGAAGTAGGCCAGGACGCCGACACCGGAGCCGAGCACGATCACGGCGAGGCTGACGTACTCAGAGGCCCCCATCGTCGCCCCTCCGTGGCTCGAGGGAGACGTGGATGGTGGGCTGTCGGAGCAGCGTGTACCCGCGGCCCCCCAACCCGGCGAGGACAGCGCAACGCAGCGCGAGGCCGAGACCTGATTCGGCGCCGGGCGGGTTGGTCATGGTGTCGGCGGCGAGCGCGATCGTGTTCAGCGCAATGACGACCAGCAGCGTGAGTAGGCCGGCGAACTCGATCTGCAGGCGTCGCGCGGATTCGGAGAACATGCCGTAGAGGGCGACGAACGAACCGGCGAACAGGCTGTAGTGCCAGATGTGGTGGATGATGCCGCGCCGCTCGAAGGCGATGGGCGCGTGGTCCAGAGCCTGGGGCCAGATGGTGAACACGATGGCGAGGGCCGCCGCCGCCAGCACGATGGGGAGTTGGTAGGGCTGGAGGAGGAAGGCGGCCTTGAAGCGGTCCCAGGTGTTTCTCATCGCCGCCTCCAGATGATGAGCGCGGCTAGGACGACGAGTGGGACCACGATGAACGCCGAGTGGGCGAGGTGCCAGCCGCCCAGGTGGAGGGCGCTCACCTTCGCTCACCGGGCCAGAACAGGGCGATGGTGACGAGGGCGAGGGTAGTAACGATCATGTCGGAGCCGGCGTGGGAGATGGCGCCCCAGAGTTCGTAGTCGCCTTCGCCTTGGTCGATGCGGCGGTAGGCGTAGTCGTGGACGGCGGTGATGAAGAGGCCGGTGACGAGTAGGGCCAGGGGTAGCTGGAAGCGTGGGGGCATCGGTGGGCTCCTCGCGGTTGGGATCGACTCGATGTGATTGGACGGCGGCGAATGCCCAACGCGCGGAAGCCCATGCCGAGCCGCTGTACGGCGACGACGGATTCAATCTGGACGCCCTGGCGATAAGACTCGACGGGTGAGAGGCTCCGCGCATGGCAGATCCGGACCCCAAGGACGCTGGTCGGGACATTCCGCGCCCTCTACGGCGGCAGGTCATGATTGAGGCTGGGCATCGCTGCGCTATACCCACATGTCGGGGAACAGCTGCTCTCCAGGTGCACCACATCGTGGATTGGGTGAAGGTCAAGAGACACGACTTCGACAACCTGATCTGCTTGTGCGCCGTGTGTCATCACCGCGCCACGATCGGAGAGATCGATCGCTTGGCGATGCTCCAGTACAAAGCCAACCTCGCGCTGGTAACCAACCGCTACGGCGACCTAGAGCGGCGATGCCTCGAACTCGCCGTTCTGAACAACATGAAGGTCGGTCAGATTCTCGATCTGCCCGGCGGTCTCGACATCCAGATGTGGTATCTGCTGAGAGACGGCCTGATGAAGAAGGTGGCTTCGCCCAACAACACCATGGTCACGTCGGGGCCCACCGGCGTCGTGATGAACCAGCGTGAGGGGTACATGCTCACGGAAAAGGGAGAGGTGTTCCTCACGAGGTGGCGGGACGCTCGGGATCTGGAAGAGAGCTGACAACCAGTCGCGCAGCCTCTACAAAGATGGCAGCCGCGTTAGCGCCGTGTGGCATCCGCTCGTATGCGGCGGCCTCGTCCAGCATCTCTTGAGCGATCTGTCGGCGAAGGGCGAGCTCATCGCAGCATTCGACCCTGGAGCAGGAGGAGTCACCAGCGGCGACAGGGTCGTGTGGGGTGGGCATCACCGCCGGCTCCTGCGCCTCGGACGAGAGCTCGAACTCCTGCGGCTGTTGCCGAATCGCGGCGACCTCGTCCTGCAAGGCGGCGATGGTCTGTCGCTGCTCAGCGAGCATCAGCAGGATCGCGGAGTCGGTGGACATCATGCGACTACCTCTACGGCTTCGAACTTGGCGGACCAGTTGATCGTGGTCGCGGCGATCCCTGTGCAGGCCACGAACACGCGACCAGCGGACCCGCCAGCGCCTAGGAGGAGGGACGTGGTGGCGGCGCTGCCGTCTGTGTAGAGCGCGGTGGGGGCGGGTGTGCCGCCCAGCCAGGTGGGTGCGCCGCCGCCAGTGAGCCACTGGGCCACGCCTCGGATGGTCCACGCCCCGACCGTGGCTCCGGCCGCGGTCTTTGCGACGACCGTGGCGGTGAGGACCGCGGTCTGACCTTCCACCATCAGGTACTGGCTACTGGCGCCCGCGCCGGTGTAGGCCGCGATCAGCAGCAGTTGGGTGGCCGACGTGGACTGCCCCCGGTAGTGGGCCTCTGCGTGTTGGGAGTCGCCGTCTGCGGAGATCTTGCCCGACGACCTGACCGTTACGAACGGCGCGCGGGCCTTACCGTTCGCGCCGTGCATATCTGCGAACAAGGCGGCAGCGTCGGCGGTGTTCTGGTAGCCCGTGACGTTGGCGTAGGAAGTGTTCACCGTGTTCGACTGGCCGCCAACCACGCTCGCCTGCGACGACGCTAAGACATTCGTCCATCCCGACACGAACGAGTGGGCACCGTTGTTGTCGTTCTGGTCGCCAGTGGTCAGTGAGAACGCGCCGCCCACGTCGAGCGACCTGCCGCCCGCGATCATGGAGTGATTGGCTGCGGTGCGCATGATGTGGCCGGTGCCGCCGTAGATGCCGTTGTGGCCGGAGCCGCCGGGTTCGGTGTAGGAGTGGTCGGCGATGATTTTCGAGGAGATCTGTCCAGCGACGTTGTCGTAGCCGCCGATCAGCGACACTCCGCAGTTCCCGATAGCTGGGTCGACCACGTTGGGGGTGACCGTCCCGACTGTCGCGGTGCCGTCGCCGCCGATGATGTTGTTGTAGCCAGGGCCGCCGGGCTGGAGGATGACGCCGTGGATCTGGTCGGTGTCGATCGTGGTGCCGTTCAGGGCACCGCCGAGTTGTACGTTCGGCCTGGTCGGGCCACCCGCCCCGGCGATCAAACCACCGTCCGTGACGGCAAGTAGTTCGCTGGCAATCGCGGTTCGTGTCGTGCTGGCGCCGTTCGTAATGTCGGTGGAGACCTTGTCCGAGATGCGCGTGTTCGCGGCGGCATGGGTGGCGGACCCGGTGTCATCGACCAGGAACGCGACAGCCGCGTCCTCGCCCGTGAGCCCAGTGATCGCCTCGGCGTCTGCGGCGGCGGCCTCTGCTGCGGCCTGGGCGGCTTCAGCGTTCGCCTCCGCGGTCTCCGCTGCAGCCTGGGCGGCCAGCGCCTCCGGGGTCACGTCGCCGGTCGGACCCGCTGGACCAATGTCGCCAACCGCCCCACGACGGATCGCGGGCATGATGACCTCGCCCGTGCTGCTCGGCTTCAGCCTCAGCTTGGTTCCGGTCCTCGTCGTCAATTGGCCCATGTCACTCTCCTTGGTAGATGGTGAACGGGCTGTTGGAGGTCATCCACATCTGTGCCTCGTCGGTGCCGTCGTCGAGCACGCACTCCCACACGCACTCGCGGCCCGACACCTCAGCAGCCCCAGCGAGTCCTGCCGTCGTCGCCTCGTCGAGCTCGAGCGTGAACTGCCCGCCGACGTGGCCCGTCACCGTGAAGGTCGCCACGAGGGAGCCCTCGAACCCGTCGTAGACCTTGCAGAACGAATCGCCCGTGATCCCGGTCAGGTCGATCGGGTCGCCAGCCTCGTCGCGAAGGACGCCCAACTTGATCCGCCAGGTGGCTCCCTCGACCCCGCCGGAATCGAAACCCTCGTCGAGGTAGGCGGGCTGTGACTGCTCCACAATCGGTGCGAGTATGCCCACGGTCAGACTCCCTAACTCGGTACGTTGTCGATGATCTGGACGGCGAGGATGTCGCCGTAGGCGACACCGGTCTTGCGGGTCTCGAACTGCACCCATGCGCGGTTGACCCCGGACGCGGCGGCACGGACCCACTGGCGGCCGTCGACGTCGAGGACGACGGCGCCGCGCGTGAGGGGTTCGTTGGGTTTGGGCGGCGGCGTCTGTGCGGCGGCGAGCTTGTCGCGGAGCGCGAGCAGGGTTGCGCCGCCGGCGTTGGTGAGGGCGGCCAGGTCGGCGGCCGTGACCGTGGCGGCGGTCAGGACCACGACGTCGGTCACGAGATGGTCGGGGTGCCAGGTGAACGACGCGATGGGGGTGGCGCTCATCCACGCTGTGCGCGTGTCGCCGTCGCTGGTGGCCATGACGCGCACGCCGGGTCGGCCGCGGACGGTGGCGGTGGCGATGGTGCCGGGTGTCCCGATCATCGTGGCTTCCTCACGTCGGCATGTCGGGTAGGACTTGCGGGATCGCGGCGATCCCCGGGACGGTGAACCCGAGAGTGAGAATCCACCGCTCAGGCGTGATCTCGTGATGGATCGACGTGACCCAGTAGTCCTCGTCGATGCCCTGCTCTTTGTTCTTCACGGTGACCGTGTCGTACAGGTCGAGCAACGCGACCGCGGTGTTGCTGATCCGGTGCAGCGGAATCTGCACCGACAGCACCTGGAAGACCGGGTCCTTGTTCAGGTCCAGGAACGTCTGCGCGAGCGACTGGACCGATGAGCGTTGATTAGGGACCCTCACCGTGACCGGCCGCTCGCCCCACTCCTCGACCGACTCGGCGTCGACATAGGTCCCCAGGTCCTCCCCAGTGATCCTCTTCACGGTGACCTGGTTGAAGCAGGCGTCCATGTTGAAGCCGGTGACGAACTGGGAGTAGACGCTTTCGTTGACGGTGGCCACCGGCGCGACAGGCATGTTGGCGAGGTCGTTCACGATGCCGATCCCGGCTCGGTCGAACCACGCATAGGCCGGCGCATTGCTGTCGCGCGCCAGGACGACCTGGTCGATCGCCGTCATGTTCGTGTTGACGACGCCCTCACCCTCCATGCCCGGGCCTGCCGCCGAGGAGCCGTTGATCTTCCACGGGATCTCGGAGTCAGAGAAGACCTCCCACAGCGGTTCAAGGGGAAGGGTCCCGAACGTGCCCTCCGTGACCCGGTACTCGGGCCTCACCTGCAGCACGCGGACGTTGTCCGCCCCCTCCAGCACGGTCAGCGGCTGCGGACGGTTCGACTCCTCCGGCCGGCGCTCCACCAACAGGCACGACACCAGATCCTCGGAGCCGAGACGGATCCGGTAGCCGGCGCCCGGCTTGAGTTCCGCGTCACGACCCGCCGGCAACCGCGCAGAGTCGAGAACCGCGCCCACCGACCCCCGCTCCATGGGTCGCCGGGTGATCGACAGGGAGGTGTGCGGCCCCAGGATGTCGTCGTGCCACTCGCCCCGGTCAACGATGTCCAGCGCTTCTAGCGCCGTGGCCGCGATCCCGAGTTGCACGTTGCGGAAAATCAGTTCCTGGCCCGCCGTGGCGGCCGTACCGGTGTTGGTCGAGTAGTGCCAGAACACGACACGAACGGACTCGATGCCGAAGGCGGCCGCCTGGATCGCCCCGTAGGCGACGGCGCCGCCGGCAGTGAGATACCCCGACTGACTGGTCTCCTGCACGGCCCCGTTGGAGGCTAGGAACTGAAACCCGACCCGGTAGAAGCCGTCGACATAAGGCACCTCGTACTTGACCGCCACCCACTCTGAGATGACGTAGGGGTAGCCGATCGTCTGCGCCTTCCCGACGGGGCCGCCGCTCACGGCCGTCGCGCCGATGAACTTCGGGCCTGCGATTCCGTGGTCGAGCGGGCCGTCTGACGTCGCCGAGGCGGTGAGGTCGAGGGTGTTGACCTCCTCCCACCCTGAGGTGGTGCCGTTCTCCCCCGAAGGGTTGCGGATCTCGTTCAGCGTCCCCGTGTTCGGCACGAAAAGGCCGACCCGGAGGTTGTCGAGGAGCGTCATCCGCCGATCGCCAGGTCTCGACCGCCGGAGTTGTAGTAGGCATCCAGAGTGGACTTCACCTCAGCGCCGATCTCAGCCTTGGACGAACCCACCGGGGCGGTCACGTAGATCTTCACCGTCGTCGACCCCGTGCTGGCGCTGGCTGCTCCGGCGACCGCGTTGAACGAGTCCAGCGACGGAGTTCCGAAGCCCTGCACCAGCGACTTCGCCGTACCGGTGCCGAGGCTCGCCGCCCGCGTCTCGTCCAGGGCGATCTCCAGGCCCTTCATGACCTCGTCGCCGATCTTCATGAACACCCGCGACGGAGACTTGATCCCGAGCTCGCTACGCACCGCCGCAGCGAGCCGCCTCGCCAGCCTCTTCGCGGCCCGGTCCAGGGCGGCCGAGTCCTTCTCCAGCCCGCGCACCAGGGCAGCCGCAGCATTGATCCCGGCCGTGTGGAACTCAGCCGACATGGCGGTGCCGAGACCCTGCCCGGTGGTGACCAGCTGCCCGGTGAGGGTATTGACCTCGTCGACCGCCGCCTTCCCGCCGGCCGCGATCGCCGCCGCCGTGGCCAGCCCGCCCTCGGGGCCGGCGTCGATCAGCTGCTGCAATGCGGTCCCGCTGAGCTTCGCGTCCGCGAGCTGCTTCAGCACCCCGGAGTAGCGCACGGCCCGGGCGACCTTGTCCTTCAGGTCCGAGAGAATGCCGCCCAGCGAGACGTTGCCCTCTTCGTCCTTGCCGAGGGTCGTGAGATTGCCGGACTCGACGACCGCGTCACGGATCCCCGCCGCGTACTCCCTCGCCCCCTGGACGAGGCCTCTGTAGAGGTCGCGCTGTTCCCTCAGGTCCGACTTGGCCTTGTCCTGGGCTCGGCCGATCTTGGTCAGCTCAGCGAACCGGTCCTTCAGGTGCTTCAGGATCTCGCGCTCGCGGGCCGACTCGACCTTGTCCTTCTTGTGCTTGACAGTCCTCTCGACCAGCGACCGGATCTTGTCGAGGGCCTTGCCGACCTGATCCGACCCGCCGACCCCGGACAGCAGTGCAGCCACCAGATCCTGGCCGGCCTTCTTCTGCTGGGCGCGCGTCCTGGCCAGCCCGATGGTCAGGCCGTCGCCCAGGTCCTTGCCTAGCTTCATCGTCTCCCGCGAGGGGGACTGCGCCTTCGCTGCGCGGCGGCCGGCCGCGATCGCCCCCGCCACGGCGTTGCGGGCCATGGTGGAGAGACTGGAGATCGCGCCGGAGAACCCGCCTTCGAGGCCGGACTTCAGTGCTCCGCCGATCTCACGCCCGCCAGCTGCGGCACGCGCCTTACTGGTCGTGATCCCGGCGGTCAGCCCACCGAGGAACGGCTGCATGTTGGGCCTCTGCTCGCCGGCCTGCTTGAGGAAACGCTGCACGGCCTGCGACGCCTCGCGGGACTGTCGCTCGCCACGGTTCGCGTCCTGCTGGAAGAGCTGGACCCACTTGTTCGACGGCTTGGCGTCGCCCACCTTGCTGAGTCCAGCGTTCGCGCGCCTGCTCGCCGGCTCAGTTTCGAGGACGCGCTTGATCAGCCCCCGGACCTGGGCGTCGGTCTTCTCGATGTTGTTCGCGCGGAAGATAGTCTGGACCTGCTTGGGGGTCAGCTGGAACTGCCGGATCAGCCGCTTGGCCAGGCCGATCGAGACCTCACCGCCCTCCGCCCGGATCTTGGTGATCACCCGCGGCGGGACGCCCGCGTACACCTTCGACAGCTTCTGGGTGTCGAGGGCGTGCTGCCTGGCCGCCTCAGCGTTCTCCTTCAGGATGCGCCGCTCCGCGCCGAGCTGCGGGAGGAGCAGCAGCAGGGCGCTGGTCAGCTGGCGTGCGCCCTCGGCTTCCTCGGAACCGAATCCGTGTATGTCCTGGAGCCGCCGGAATTCCTCGTTCGCGTCACGCTGGGCGGTGCGCAGCCGCCTCAGCGCGCCCTCCTGTCCGAGCGTCGCCGAGATGATGTCTCGCATCGACGCGCCGTACTTGACGGCATCCTGGGCGTTGGCCGCTGTCGCCGAGTCGGCGAGCAGCCGCTCCTTCACCCGCGCTCGAGTCGTTGCCGTGATCGCGCCGGTCAACTGGTCGAGGGTGTCGGCATACGCCTTGGTGTTGTCCTTGGCGGTCACCATCTCGACAGCGCTGGTCGAGGTCGCCGACGCCAGACCATAGAGCGCGCCCGCCCCGGCGCCGATGGCTGCCCCGACAGGACCACCGAGGGAGAACCCCAACATGGCGCCGCCACCGGCCTTGGCCAGGAAGCTCAAAGACTGGTTGGCGGTGCTGGCCCCCGCGGAGAGCGCGAGCAGGCCGCCGATACCGGCGGCACCTCGTGCCGCCGTAGAAAGCCGACCCATCATGGCGGTGGCAGCCTGAGTCCGGGTGGCCGTGTAGGTCATCTCGGCGGAGTACTGCCTGGCGCGAGCGATGCCCAAGGACATTGACGCGGTGACGCCGGTGACTCCCGCCGTCAGCCGGGGCAGGATGAGGGCGGCGATGCCGGCCTGGATCCCGATCTCTTTGACCGGGGCGGGCAGCTCGGCGAGGAAGCCAGTGACGCCGACGACAATCTCGCCGAGGGTCTTCAGGGGCGGGAGGACCGTGTCCGCCACGGTCTGGGCGGTCGCGCGGAACTCGTCCTTGTTCTCCGACAGGTACTGGGTGACTCGGTCCACGGCCGGGCCGACCTCGCTGGCCAGGTAGGACGACACCTTGGCCAGGGCCGGGAGAAGTGCCTGGCCGACGCTGAGCCCAACGTTGCGGAGGTTGGTCTTCAGAATCTCGAACTGCCGCTCGGCGCCCTTGTTGACGGTGTCGAAGGCGTCGGCGGCAGCCCCGGCCGCCTTCTTCTGGTTCTTCAGCTCGGCCGTGAACTTCTTCGCGCCGTCGCCGGCCAGAACGTTCGCGGCGGCCACGGCCTCGGAGCTGCCGAGCAGCTTCTGCAGCTCGCCATTGTTGCCCTTCGAGGCGTCCTTGACGGCGTCGAGGGCGAAGCCGAGGCCCTTCGACTCGATCGCCACTTGAGCGTTCTCGTAGCCGAGTGCCTGGAAGATCTTGGTGAGGTCCGCGGACGGGCGCTGCAGCCCGGTCAGGGCCGCCCGGATCTGGGTGGTGGCCACAGCGGTCGGGGTGCCGCCGGCGGTGAGGGTCGCGATCGCCGCGTTGACTTCCTGGAACGACACCTTGGACGCCGCGGCGGCTGGGGCGACGTTGAAGAGGCTGGACGAAAGTTCCTCGAACGTGGTCTTGCCGCCCTTGACGGCGGTGAACATCGAGTCCGCGACCTTGCTCGCGTCCTTGGCGTCGAGGCCGTAGGCGTTGATGGTCGAGGAGAGCCCGTCGACCGCGGTCTCGACGTCGGTCACACCACCGATGGCCGCCTTCGAGGCGACCCGCATGAACTCCAGCGCGTTGTCCCGCGGCACCCCGGCCGAGATCGCCTGGTAGAGGCCGCCAGTCAGCGTCTCCTGGGCGATCCCGAACTCGTCGGACAGGGACCGCACCTGGCCGCGCACGACGCCCAGGGACCGCTCGGCGGCCTTGCCGGTCTCACCGAAGAGGGTGACGACCTCGCGCATCTTGGTGTCGAGGACCGCGGCGTCCTTGGTGAACTTGATCGCCGCGCCGGCCCCGAGAACAGCAAGGCCGAGCGCCGCCTTCTTGGCGGCGCTCGCGACCTTGGAGCCCATGCTGTCGGCTGTGCCCGCGACCCCGCGGAGCTCCTTGGTGGCCTGGGAGGCGTTCGCCAGGACGGCGATGCGGATCGGTCCAGCCATCGCGCACCGCCTTCCGGGTCAGCGGCCGCGCAGGGCCGGAGCGTGTTTCAGGAACCGCTCACGTTCGAGGCGCGTGAGCTGGTAGTAGACGTCAGGCGGCTGCCGGGTGATCAGGCAGAAGATTGCGAGCTCGTCGGCTCGCCCTCGGGCGAGGAGTCGCCTTTTCCCGAGTCGGTGACCGGGTCCTCCTCGTTGACCTCCTCGTCCTTCGCGAAGTAGTTGGTGGCCTCCTTGATCGTGAGGCTCATCGCCTGCTTCTTCGCCTCCTTGGCGTTCGCGCCACCGCGGGCCAGGGTGACCGCGACCAGGGCGCGGTACGCCTTGGTGGCCTTGGTCTCCAGCAGGGTCTCGATGTCGGCGCCGAAGTTGGTCTCGATCGCGATCTCCTCGAAACCGTTGAGGCTCTCGACCGTCTCAGTCAGGGTCATGGGGCTGGTGCTCATCAGGTCAGTCCTTCTCGTTGGATCTTGCGATTGATGTTTTCCTCGAGCCGCCGCAGCGCGTAGGGCTGCAGCGCCTGGTCGGCCTTCTGCATGAACCCGGAGGGCTCGATGTTGCGTTTGGCCCAGCCGTAGTTGATGGGCCCGGCGTAGGGCACTGAGCCACGGCCGGCGGTGATGACGGACTTGGACTTGGCTCGGTTGCCGCGGATGTCGCCCGCCAGCCGGCCGGACCGGCGGGGGGCGTACTGGGACGCCAGCTGCGCGCCCTCGCGGGAGATCTCGCCGAAGGCGTCCTTCAGGTCCTCGACCTCCACGCCGAGGGTCTGCAGGGCGCGAACGACCTGCGATAGACCCTCGACGCGGAAGCCCAGGCGATCGACCATGGGTCAGACGGTGACCTTGGTCGGCTTGGCCGTGCACGGGAAGGTGACCTCGATGGTCATCTTCGCCGTGTTGGACTTGTTGGCCTCGCCGCCGAGCAGGTCGCCGTCGGGCTCGGTGATGGTGCACGTGCCCTCGAAGTGCGGCTCGCCGACCGAGGGTGCGGCGTTGCCGTAGGGCTGCACCGAGTACGGCACGTCGGCGCCGGCGCTGTCGAAGACCTCCGACCACAGGGTCCCGGCGGCCGCGTCCTGGACGAGGGTGACCACCAGGGCGTAGTCGCGGGCACCTCCCTGCGCGGCCTCCTCGAACGTGACGAAGTCGCTCTCCGCCTCACCGGAGGTGATGCGGACGTTGGAGACCTCCGGCGAGTACTCGCTGCCGTCGACCTCGAGCTTGAGCTTGCGTGTACCGATGGCTGCCATCAGCTGTTCCTTCCTTGGGTGGTGGCGGCCGTGGTGGCAGCCGTCTTCTTCGCGGCGGGCTTCGAGCCGCGGAGCTTGGTGGAGCCCGGGTCGGGCTCGGCGCTGGCGCTTCGCCTGCTGTACGGCGCTTCGAGCTCGCGGACGCCCTCGCCCTTCACGCCAACACGGACGAGCGGCACGCCGTTCGTGGTGGCCAGGTTGTGCAGCACCCGGATCATCAGTGCCTGGTCCAACGCTGCGGGCCGTGTGGCCGGGATCTTGAGGACGGAGCGCTGCGCCGCCGCCTCGGCCGCCAGCACGGCGGTGATGGTCTCGTCTGACCAGTCGCCGACGACGGCCGGATCAAACGCGGCCAGCTGCTCGCGGACGTCTTCGAGGGTGATGGTCACGGGGTCTCCTCAGGTAGCTGGATCTCGGTGAGCAGGTTGACGACGGCGCCGAGGTAGCGCTGGCCGTTGACCTCGACCCGGCCGACCGTGGTCGCCTCGACGGCGAAGTCGTCGGGGATCAGGCCGAGGACCTTGAGCAACATGTCGTCGACCTGCGCGGCGATGACCTCGTTGACGCCCTTGCCGGCGGCGATGGTGATCTCGTGGCGGACGAGGATGCAGCCGTAGCTGGCGCCCTCGCCGGTGACGTAGGGGTCGCTCGGCCCGGCCCAGGCCAGCGGCGGTGTCGCCTTCTCGGGGACGATGTGGAACGCGTTGAGGTCGGCGCTTTCGAGCGCCGTCTTCAGTCGCTCGCGCAGCTCGGTCAGCGCGTTGCTCATCCGATCGCCGGGATGACGTAGAGGTCGAGGAGCCCGCGGGCCCTGCGCAGCGGGTCTGTGCCGATCCGCACCGGGATGGACTCGGTGCCGTCGACGCCCTCGTACTGCTGGTTGAGGAAGCCGTTGGGGGCCTTGCTCTGGTCGAACAGCTGGGCGCCGGTTGCGAGCGTCGCCTCGTCGGTGAGCTCCTCGCCGGGCCGGTCGGCCTCGACCTCGATGTTGTCGACGATGTACTTCGTCAGGAGCTCGACCGCGACGGTCAGGCAGCGCGTCAGCAGCGCGTCGTCGGCAGTGGTGGCGCCGACTTCTTCGCGGAGGTCTTCAACGGTGACAGCCATGACGACCTCCTCGAGGCGTTGGTGCAAGGGGGTGCTCGCCCATCCGCGGGACTGAGCGCGGATGGGCGAGCGCTGGTGGGGTCAGCCCTTGTCGGAGCTGGCGGCTTCCCCGATCAGCTCGGGGTCGATGCCGTCGACCGAGCCGTCGGCCTTGTACGAGTAGCCGACGACCCTGTCGTGGGCCGGCGCCTCCTCGGTGACCGGCTTGGCCGGGGTCTCGGCCTTCTTGGCGCTGTCGGTGCTGAGTGCCATGTCGTGCCTCCTTCCTCTGAGCGTTCCTGGGCCGGGTCGGCTCAGGCCTGGGTGAGCGCCCGGTAGGCGCTGTCGTCCTGGACGACGGAGTCGGCGCGGTCGAAGGCGATGAACCCGACCTGGCCGAAGTCCGCGTACCGCTCGTTGAGCCGGATCAGCTCGAACGCCTTGACGAGCCGGACCACGAAGCCGAGCTCGAAGTCGCCGTAGAGCACGGACTTCACGCCGGTCGCCGGGACGGCCATGTCGTTGTTCACGACGTAGCCGGCACCCGCGATCTGGTTGGGCGTTCCGCCGGCCACGTTGGCGGGCTGGAAGACGTACTCGCCCGAGCCGCTGGTCTTGAGCTTGCGGGCGCCCTTGAGCGCGGTGTCGGTGAGCATGTACTTCGAGCGCTCGTTGCGGTAGGCCGGGTCGACCGAGTGCTGCAGGTCGATGAACTCGTCCGCGGTGATCGCCGTGGCGCTGGCAGCGGTCACGCCCGAGACCGCGCCGGTCACGATGCCCTGTGGCTGGTTCGTGCCGGTGCCCGTGGTGAAGTGCTGGTTGTGGATCCGGGCCAGCCGCTCGGCGAACTTGCGGGAGATGAAGCCCTCGGCGTCGAGCCAGTCGACGTCCTGCAGGAACTCGAGCGAGACCCGCACGATCTTCGACGTGTACTTGTACGCGCCGAGGTCGGCCGTGCCGAGCTCGATGTCCTGCTCGGTGGCCTGCGTGTTCTCGGCCAGCAGCGCACCGACGTTGCCGGTGTCGTCGTTGGTCGGCCACGGCAGCGTGGCACCGGTCGAGGTCTGCAGCACCGTGGCCACCGACTGAACGGAGCCGTAGGCCTTCATCTTCTCGACGATCTGCTTGCGGAAGCCCTCGGGCACGAGGTAACCGCCGGCGGAGCCGGTGCCGATGCCCTGGGCGTTGCGGATGTCCTTGCCGCCGAAGTTGGCGCGCAGCGAGGCCCGCTCCTCGCTGTCGAGGTCCGCCATGCCGAAGGCGACGTACTTCTTGAACGCGTTGAAGTACAGCGCCTCGGCCTCGTTGGTCGGCTCGGGCATCTCGTCCGGGGAGACGACGCCCGTGCGGTCGACGCCGGTGTTCTTCTCGGCCTTGGCCTCGAAGCGCTCCTCGCGCTCGATGTCGGCGTCGAGCTTGTCGAAGTCGACCTCGGCCTTCTCGTAGGAGGCGGTGAGGTCGGCGGTCCAGCCGGCTCCGCCGTCCTTGGTGGCCTCGTCGATGTAGGCCTTCATCTGCTCCCAGACGTTCGCCCGCTGCTCGCGGAGCTTGGTCGTAGCCATGTGATGTTTCCTCTCGTGAGCATGGGGCTCGCCCGGGCCCGGTTGGCCAGGGGGTTCGTGGGGTGTTGCGGTGGGTCAGCGCTGCGCGACGGGGAGCCGGCGTGCGTTGAGGCGGTGCCGGCGGTCCATCGCGGCAGCGACGGCCGCGGCGTCTGCAGGGGTGGCCGCGTCTGCAACGGCGGTGGCCGAGCGGTAGTAGGCATCCAGCGCGGACTTCACCTCGGCACCGATCTCCGCCTTCGACGAGGCGACCGGTGCGACGACGGTGATCTTCACCGCGGTCGGCTCGTTATCGTCGGCCGGCAGCGGCGGAGCAGGAGCGTCCTCGCGGCCGGCGTGGGCGAAGATCGACAGGTCGAAGCGGTTCGCCGCCTCAGCGTCGACCTCACCCTCGACCCGGTCCGCGAGCCCAGCGGCGACAGCCTCGTCAGCGTCATACCAGGTCTCGGCCAGCATGTGGGCGCGCCAGTCGTCGGTCGACCCGCCCGCCTTCTCGGCGTACACGCTCGCGATGTTGTTGCTGATCTTGTCGAGCCGGTCGGCCGTGTCGCGCATGTCGACCGCGGGCCCGACGCACAGGCCCCATGCATCATGGATCATCAGCTGGGTGTTGCGGCCCATGACGACCTCGTCGGCGCCGGAAGCGATGAACGAGGCAGCCGAAGCGGCGAGTCCGTCGATGACGGCCACGACGCGCGCCGGGTGGTTGCGCAGCTGGTTGAGGATCGCCAGACCCTCGAAGACCTCGCCGCCCGGGGAGTTGATGTGCAACCGGATCTCGTTCGTGTCGTCCGGCAGAGAGTCGACCGCGCGAGCGAACTCCTTCGCCGAGACTCCCCACTCGCCTCCCCACGAGTCGATCGGGTCGTAGATGCGGAGGGTGGCGACACCGTCCTCGACGCCCACCACGTCGGCGGTGTTGAGCACCGCGGTGCGCTTGCCGGCCTCCGGCCGGTTGCGGCCGTGGAAACGGTAGGTCGGACCAGTCGGGGCGTCGCTCATCAGGGTGTCTCCTTCAGTGAAGAGGGCATGCCGGCGAGCACGAGCTGGCCGTTGATGTCGACGGGCTGCCCCGGGCCGGGAGTGCTACCGGTGTCAGTGGTGCCGAGCTCGCCCATGTTCAGCGGCCGGTAGCGGACGTCGCCGCCCTCGACCGGGGGCTTCTCCTCGTAGGCGCGGATCTCGTTGGTCGACAGCGCGCCGAGGTTCCACATGGACGTGTAGAAGGCCGAGCGTGCGGCGGAGTCGCCGCGCAGCAGACCCTCGATCCCGAACTTCGCGTAGTCGACCGGCCCGGTGGGGCGGCCGCGGATCGCCGACGGCGGCCGGAGAACGTGCTTGGTGACGCGCTGCTCGACGGCGACCAGGTCGGGGCCGAGGTCGAACTTCACCCAGCCGAGCGCCTGCTGCTCCAGGCCCGTGCCCCAGCTGGTCGACTTCTCGGTCTCGAACATCAGGAACGGCGGCATGCCGAACCAGCGGCAGACCTCGACGATCTGGAAGCGACGCGACTCGAGGAACTGGGCGTCGGCCGGCGGGATGGTCAGCTGCGTGAACTGCGCGCCCTTGTCGAGCACGATCGTGCCGTGCGCCGACGTCAGCCCCGAGTGCTTGCTGTTCCACCGCTCGGCGAGCTTGTCGGCCTGGGTCTGGGTCAGCCGCTGCTCGGTCTGCAGGATGCCGGTCGCCAGTGAGCCGTTGCCGAACAGCTTCGCGCCGAACTCCTCCGCGGCCAGGCCGAGACCGATGGACTGGCGGGCCGCGCGGATCGGGGAGACGCCGCAGATGCCGTCGTAGCCGAGGCCAGGCAGGTGCAGGATCTCGTTGTCGGAGAGGACTTCCTTGCCGCCGTCGATCGCGTAGACCTTCGCGCCGACGTCGGACGTGCGGCCCACCTTCACTCGACCCGGGTGGATCGTCCAGAGCTCCTCGATCTGGCCGAGCCGGTTGCGCAGCTTCCGCACATAGGCGTTGCCCCACAGCTTGCGGTGCATGAAGACCGTCTGCCAGAACTCGAACGGCGTCATGTCCGGGTGCGGGTCGTCGAGCAGGATCGCGCCCTGCCCCGTAGCCGCGACACGGGCATCGTCCTCGTCGCGGTAGGCGTGGATCGGCAGCGACGCCGGCACGTTGCACGAGACCTGGACCGCCCGCCACACGGCGCTCATGCCGAGCGCGGTGACCTCGCTGACGTTCTTCCCGGTGTAGGTCTCCTCGACGCCGAGGTACTGCAGCAGCGACTCGGAGGTCAACGGGATCAGCGGGTTCTCGGCGTCGACTGCGTTGCGCGCCTGGCGCACGGCGCCGAACAGGGTCATGCGCTACGTGCCGGCTTCGGCTTGGCCGCCTCGAGCGACATCGCCACGTAGACGATGACGATGCCGAAGAGCACCAGGAAGGCGCCGGCGGTGAGGACAGCGAGGGCCGTCGAGATCAGGGCCGCGGCGCCCACGATGGTGCCGGCGCCGACGACGACCAGGAAGCAGCCGATGATCTCCAGGATTCCAGCGGTCATGAGCGGCTCCTCACCATCCGAACTTCTCGGCGCCTTGGGCGGCGAGGGTCGCCGCTTCGAGCATGGACACGTCGGTCACTGACTTGCGCCGGCCGTAGACGTTGCGGTCTCCGACCGTCCGCCACACGGCGCCCTTCACGGCTTCGTCGAGCTCGTCGACCTCGTCGGCTTCGAGCCCCGCACTGGCGGGGTGCAGCAGGTTGCCGGCGCGGACCTTGTCGTGGAACCGGGAGCACGCCTCCGCGTACTCTTCGAGGTTCACCGTTTCGACGGCGACGTCGCCGTCCTCGAGGTCCTGGAGCAGGGCCTTGGTCGGGCCCTTCTCGTCGATCACGATCACGCAGTCAGTCGCACCCTGGATCCGCTTCAGCTCCTCGACCAGCCACCCGACGCCTTCACGTCGGTCAGTGGCCGCGACGAAGATCCGGTCAACCGGCTCGGCCTCCGGGTCAGTCGGGTCCTCGAGCACCTCGACCACCGACGCGGAGGCGATCGACGCCCAGGTGCGGTCGACCGAGACCGCGACACCGAGCGCCGCAGGCTTCTCCGGCCACTCCTCAGGCTGCCCGGCGCACGCTTCCCACCGGCCCTCGCCGAAGATCGGGGGAACAGTCTCGACCTTCTCGGGCTCTTCCCAGTAGCCCTCGCACTCGCGGAACCACTCGGCCGCCGTCAGGATCTGGCGGACGTTGGCCAGGGTCCCGAGCGTGATCCGGTCAGTGCTGACCAGTGTCGGGTTCGCATGCTCGATCAGCTCGATCCGGTTCGCCACACACGGGGCGCCGACCTCGAACCCCGACTTCGGGTGGAGACAGGCCGGGTCCTCGCAGTCAGGGCGGATGCCGTTGCTCCACTCGAGGTACGTCATGGCCGGCGACCGATGGTTGCGACCGCGGTCGCGGATGTCGAACAGGACCTCGCTGTCGGCCTTGCCCGGCGAGGACCCGAGCAGAACCTGCGGCCACTGCTGGGCCAGCATGATCGGGATCAGCGCGCCCATCATCGCGGCCTTCAACGCGAACGCCTCGTCGAGCACCAGCTTCGGCTTCGCCAGGCCGCGGCCGCCGTCGCGGGTCCTGGCCTTGAACCAGATGACCTGGGTCATCCCGGTCTCCGGGTCGAGGAGCTCGATGCGCTCCTCGCCGTTGGCGTCGTAGATGCCCTCGTTGCGCTGGGGCAGCATCCGCTTCCGCAGGGCCGGCGAGGAACGGAGGATGTTGGCCAGGTCGCGTTGGGCGGCCCGGGTCGTCGACATCTCGTGCGCCGACCAGACCACCTCGGGAACGTCGAGCACATAGACCCAGCCGATGACGGCCTGCAGGAACAGCCCGGTCTTCAGGTTCTGGCGGCTGCAGATGACGCAGAACTCGAACGTCGACGGCGACCCGTCCGGTTCGATCGCGAAGATGTGGTCGAGGCCGAGCTCCTGCTGAGGGTCCGGCGCATAACCGGCGCCCGCACAGATGTCCGCGACCTCGGGACCGTAGGTGAGCGACGGCTCCGGCCGGACACGAACGCCATGAGGGCAGGTCCAGAAGTCAGGCTCGACCAGCTGCCGCCGCGCGGGCCTTGTCTTCACGGGCCCTCCTCGCTCGACTGACCTGGTCGTCCTCGACCGGCGGCGCCGGCTCAGACCCGGCACCAGCGGCCGGCGGGACGACGGACACCAACGCCTCAGCCATCACCGCGCGGAGCTCCTTCGACAGCGCCGTGCTGCCGGACTCCTCCGGGTTCGCCAGCCGGCGCGCCAGCTGGATAGCGAGCTGACCGCTGAACGTCTGGTCCTTCTTCGCCTGCTCGAGCTCGGTCCGGACCGCCTTGACCAGGCCGTGCTCAGCCAGGGTGTCCGTCTTCGCCTCGTCGATCTCGTGGGCGTCCGCGGCCTTGCGGGCCCGAGCCGCGCGCTGCCGACAGGTCGCCGTGTGGAACCGGGCCGTCGACCGGGCCGGCTCAAACTCCACGTCACAGTCAGGCGCCTCGCAGGTCTTCACGACGTACTCCTTAGCGTGACGCCGCCACTCGTGACGGAGCGGAGAGAGAAGAAGGAAGACGGCGGCGGTCTTCTGGCGATCGCGCTGAACTTTTGACCGGCCCTCCCCGAATTTTTCTCGCGGAATTTTCGCGGAAATTTTTCAGAGAACCCAGCGGTTCGTCGGCCGTTTCTTCGTGGGCGGCGGCTTGGCCTTGCGTGAGCGCATCTTGTTGCCTCGCTTGGCGGCCTCGCTGAGGTTGCACTTGCGGTGGCCGACGCCGATGACGATGGTTCCGCTGGGGTCGTGGCACAGGTGCCAGAGCTGGGTCGTGGCCCAGTTGGGTGGGATCCATCGGCTCTTCATGAGGCACACGGGTTCGGCGCAGTATGCGTCTCCTGCTGCGACGACGGGGGCCCAGCGCTTGCGCTCTTGCTGGTGTGCGTGGCGGTAGCGGGGTTTGCTCACGTTCACCCCCGAACGCACTGAAGGTGCCCACACATCAGGGGCACCTTCAGTCTCAGACCTTAGCCGATCGTGCTCGGGCATGTGCGCAGATCACGCGGATCTTGTGGCGGCGGCGTCGCGCACAGCGATCACGTCGTCGACGTCGTACAGCATCCGACCCTGGTCGTCTCGGCCTCGGCGTCGGACCTTGAACACCTGGCCGTTGAGGGTCTTGCCTCGGTCGGCCCAGGTGCGAACGGTGGACTCGTTGACGTGGTACTGCTGCTGGATCTGGGAGGCGGTGAGCCGGTCGGCGACCCCGACGTACACGCCGAGGATCTTGTCCCGGTAGTTCTTGTCGGTCCACCAGTTGTCGCAGCTGGGGCAGTGCCACATGACGTCGTCGTCGGGGTCGTTGCCGTAGTCCTTGACCAGGGCCTTGTGTCCGCAGACGGGGCAGGGGGCGCCGGTGTCGGGGCGGTCTCCTTCGGCGAGCACGTTCTCGAGGTGGGCGTGGCAGCGGGCGACGTCGGCGGCGAGTTGGTCGAAGGCGAACGTGGGGTCGTGGGCGAGGTGGCTTAGCTTGCCGTCGAGGTAGGCCTTGGCTTCGGTGAGGGTGGGGCGTACGCCGTTGACCTGGTCGAGGTGGTCGCGGGCTAGGAGGTTCCAGGTGCCGAGCACCCAGGTGGGGTGGAGTTCGTCTCGGCAGTCTTCGAGCCAGGCGGGGTCGATGCGGCCGGCGAGTGCGGACATGCGTCGGTAGCCCCAGGCTTCGGGGTCGGCGGCGGGGCCGATCAGCATGGCGGCTTCGGAGTTGATCCCTCGGAGGATGGCTTCGCCGAGGAGCCGGGTGCAGAGCTTGAGGATCCCGGTCAGGTTGGTGCGGGTGGCGCCGAGGCAGGTGATGCAGGTCTGGTCGTCTCCGCGGCCGTCGACGGTGACGTGGGCTTTGTTGCACAGCTGGCAGTGGCGTTCGGGGCAGGGTTCGCAGCCGGGGCAGCCGGAGGTGTTGCAGTCCTTGAGGTGGGTGCGGAGCATCCGGGCCTGGTCGTCGCCGACGTACCGGCAGCGGGGGTCTGTCATCAGGTCCTCTCTCAGAAGGTGGGCTGGGCGTCGGCGGGTAGGGGCGGCGTGGTTTCGGGGAAGCGACTGTCGGTGTACATGCCGTGGGGTGGTGGCGGGGATGTGCAGCGGTGTTCGCGTACGACGTCTTCGCGGTGTTTGGTGCCGGCGGGGTCGGCGGCGATGTCGTGGTGGTCTCGGCGGTCGAGGACCCAGCGTCCGCGGTCGCGGTGGACGGCGAGGGTGCGTCGTCCTTCGACGAGGGCGAGGGCTTCGCCGAGTGGACTGAGGGGGTTGGGGTCGCAGGCGACTTCGAAGGCGCAGATGTCTTCGTCGAGGCCTGCGAGCACGAGCTGGTGGCAGGGGCAGGTGCGGATGCGTGCTCGTCGGGATAGGCCGGTTTCGGTGAGGTGGCCGGTGCGGATGAGGTGGTCGAGGAGCCACCGTTCGGGGGCGGCCTGGATGGTGGCCGGCCGGGTGATGGGGATCGTGGTGGGCTGCTCGAAGAGCTCGGGCTGGGTGGTCATGCCGGCACCTGCTGGGGGGCCGGCAGGGTCGGGAGGGTCGGGTGTTCCAGAACTTCTCTCCCCGCGCGCGTCACGCGCGTACGCGAGAGGACTTTCCGGATTACCTGACCCTCCCGACCCTGTTGCGTGTTTGCGCAGGTCAGCGGCTTGCGGCTCGAATGTTCGGACGACCTGACCCTGTGCGAGGTCGAGGTTTCGGAGTAAGTGACCCTGTTTCGGATGACGTGACCCTGTGTCATGCGAGCCCCGGGAGGCTCGCTGGAGGGTCGGATTGGGGTGCCGCATCTGTGCCCAGGTCGAGGGTCGGATCACTATCGGGCTCGGGCTCTTCGAGGATGGTGATGCGTGTGTAGAAGCGCCGGCCGTTGGACTTGCCGTCGCCGACAGCGAACCGGTCTTGGAGCTCCTGGGTGAGGCGCTTCGCGGTCGCCGGCTCTTCGCCGACCTCGCGGCACCAGGTCTCGTAGGCGGCCCGCAGCTCGCTGACGGGGATGCGCACGATGTCGGAGTCGGCGCGGTGGCAGACGTCGGTGACGAAACGTCCGATGGTGTCTTGGTCGGCGGCGTACGCCGCGGTGGCTTCGGAGACTGAGGCGGGTTCGCGGATGCCGCCGGTGAGGTAGTCGAGGGCGCCGGCGATCGCCCAGGCTAGGACGGTGCCGGCGGCCGCAGCGAGCTTGTCGCCGAGCGCTGGGTCGCGTCGTTCCGGTGGCACGACGTTGCCGAACTCGATGGTCTTCACGCGGCGCCAGAACGCCATGCCGCCGGTGCGGGCCTGGGGTCGGTGGTTGCCGAGCAGCCAGATGGTGTGGGAGGGGGTGAAGGTGAACGGTTGGCCGTAGAGGAACCGGGCGTTGATGGAGTCGCGGCCGGTGAGCTGTTTGATCTTGGCCTCGGCGAAGCGTTGGCCTTCGTCGAGCTCGGAGCAGACGACGAGGCGCGCGCCGGCGAGCTGGGCGAGCTCCGCTGGGTGCTCGGAGTGTTTGCGGATCATGAGCATCTCGGCGGGTGCGGCGATGGCGTAGCCGGTTTCGCCGACGCCGAGGGCGTGCATGAGGGTTTCGGCGAGGGTGGATTTGCCGTTGGCTCCGATGCCGTGGAGGAACGCGAGGAGCTGCTCGCGCACCTGGCCGATGAGGGTGAGCCCGACGAGTCGTTGGACGTAGTCGCGGGTCTCATGGTCGTCGCCGAAGGTGTCGGCGAGGAACGCCGCCCAGGCGGGGTCGGGCTGCTCGAGGACGGGTGCGACGCGGGTGGTTTTGGTGCACAGGCTGGTCGGGTCGGGGGGGTGGATGTGGCCGGTGCGGAGGTCGACGACGCCGGCGGGGGTGTTGAGGGTCCAGGGGTCGGCGTCGAGTTCGCTGATGGCGACGGTGACGCGGTGGTCGGTCTCGGCCTGTTTGAGGCACCCGGAGATCCCGGCGGAGGACAGGCAGCGGCGTTTGTGGGTGATCTCGGCGTTGTCGCTGCCGGGAAGGTCGCGGGCGACCTTCTTGGCGTATTCGCGGACGTGGCCGCCTCCGGGCGGCTGCCAGGCCCAGCGTGAGCCGTTCCAGACGAGCCAGCGGCCGCGTTCGGGGCAGTAGCGGATGAGGTCGCCGTAGGCGTTGATGAGCTGGTGGGCGTGGCCGTCCTCGCTGCGGAGCATGGTGTTGGGGCGGGGCTGCAGCTGGGTGACGGTGGCGCCCTGGGTGGCCGCGGCCGCTGTTCCGCTTTCCGGGGGTCTTGATCCGGTTTCGAGGCTCGTAGTCACGGTTTCGGGGCGGGGCGGGTCGGCTGGGCCGGGGACGAGCTCGAGGACGGGCTGCGGCATGGGGTCGCCGTAGCCGGCGGTCCGCAGCTTGCTGGCGGCCGCGGCGTAGTCGCCGCCGTGCTCGAGGAGCGCGTAGGCCCCGAACTTGCTGTAGGGGGTCTCGGGCTCGAACTCGGTGCTCGAGGAGAAGACGTAGAGGTTGTCGCCGTCGTTGCGTCCTGTGGTGGCGGAGATGCCGCTGTGGGCCTCCTTGCCGGGGCGGGTCCAGCCGATGCAGCGGGGCCCGAACCGTTTCGAGGGGGTCCAGCCGGCGGGTTCGAGGATGTCGTGCCAGTTGGCACGCTCGTTGTAGTCGTCGCCTGGCCGCCGTCCGTCACCAGGCGTGCTGGTGCTGCCGCTGCTGGCCCGGGGTGCTGGGGCGTCGATGGCGGGCATCTGGTCGAGCATGTTGGCGATGGCGTGGAGTGCGTCGCGTTCGTCGACGGTGATGGTGGGAATCGTGTCGGGGCCGCCGGCGAGCATGGTCCAGGCCAGGCCGGTGGAGTGGGTGCGGCCGGCGGAGGGTGCGACGACGACGAAGCCGCCTTCGCCGCGGGTCTCGACCAGGACCTTGATCTTGTCCTTGGGATCCTGCTCGAGCTCGGATGTGGTTGAGGGTCGGCGGGCGAGTTTCGTGTTGCCGGCGACCTGGCCGTCGACGCGGTAGAGCCAGTGCATGCCGCCTGAGGGTGAGCGTTCGAGGAAGCCGCCGCAGATCCGGGCCCACAGGTCGCCGTAGCCGTGGTCGGCCAGGAGGGCAGGTAGTTGGGCGAGAAGGCCTTCGTCGACGGCGCGGCCTTCGAGCTCGAGGAGTTCGAGGTTGCCGGAGACGGTGCCGGTGATGATGCCGAGCCCGTCGTACGCCTGGCCGGTGCCGTTGGGGGTGAACCAGGTGCGGAGCTGGTCGGCGTGCGGTGGGGTGGTCTGGTAGGGCTTCCAGGGGACGGCGACGGCTTTCGAGCCGTCGGGGCGGACGGGGACGACGGAGCAGCCGTGGGTGGCGTAGTCGAGGGCCGCGTCGAGCAGGGTCACGGAAAGGTGACCTCCTCGGGATCGACGTGCTGCCAGTCGGACACGGTGTCGGGATGTTTGGTCCGCGTCCGCCGCAACAGCACTCGCCCAGACGTACGCTCCGCATCGAAGCGGGCAGTCGTCTCGTCGTCGGCGTACTCCTCCACCACGTCTGCGCTGAATCGCACGCCCCACTCGGTGACGGTTTCGCCTGCCCCTGGGTCGGTGGTCTGGGCGGCGAGGACGGCTACCTCGTCTCGCCATTCCTGGGGCACATCCCAACCGGCCGTCTCGTATCGGCTGATCGCAGCGAGCACTTCGGCGATCCGCTGTTCGTCGGCCAGCCACTTGGGGCGCAACCCGAGCGGCGGCTTCGGGAGTCGCCCTGGGTCGGTAGCCTCGGCTGCGGTGCGGCGTTCGCGGTGCTTGTTGTGGTACTCGTCGAGGTCGTTCAACACCTGCGGGTCGGCCAGGAACTGGGGCTCTGGCGGGAGGTCGTGGTTGTACGTCATCGTCTGCTCCTGGTCGTCGGCCTTGCTGGGGTGCTGTGGCTGCTCGAGCGGCCACCCGGGTCGGGGTCGAGGTCGACCCGGGTGGCCTGTCCAGCAGCCCTCAGCCGAGGGAGCCGTCGTAGCCGGCGTACACAGCAGCCGGGTCGATGCCCGCGGCCTTGAGGCCGGCGACGGCTTCCCGGGTGGCGGGTACGCCCTGGGCGTTGACGAACTGCGACACCGGTGCGGCCGCGGGCGGTGCTGCCTGGGCGGGGGGTGGTCCGGTGATCTCGCCGGTGGCGGGGTTGACGGGCCCATGCTCGGTGGGCACCAGCTGCTGCTGGACCGGCGGCGCAACAGGCGGGGCGGCCTGCTGGGCGAACTGCGGGGGCTGCTGGCCGGTGGCGGCCTGGTGGGCGACGGTCTGCTGCACCGTCTGCTGAGGCGGGCCAGGAGCGAGATCAACGGCGGGGGCTTCGTACCACGCCTCGTAGTGACGCGGGTCCCCCACGACTCCCTTGCCCGAGACCCACTGCATCGTCAGCTTGCCGCCACGCTGCAGCTGCGTCCCTCCTGTCACCTTGCGCACCGCGTCGAGGACGGCGAACAGCTTCGACTTGGTGCCGTTGTCACTGAGAGAGCGCCGGCCGTCGAGGTAGACGTCGCGCTTCCCGTCGTCGGTCTGGTCCTCACGGAGCTCGGTCTGCAGGGTGACCTTGTACTGCATCTTGGGATTGCCGTCATCCCAGAACTCGAGCTCCTTCGTGGTGAAGTTGGTGGCCTGCACCTCCTTCATGTCGAGGACGTAGCCCGAGATATGGGCGCCGGGGTCAGCGCCTGGCGCCCCGAACGAGAAGTACTGGCCCCCGTTGCCGCCGAGGTCGAATCCTTCACTCATGCTGATCTCCTTGTTGTGGTTGTTTCCTGCTCGGCCGCGCGTCGGCGACGTGAGTTCTCTTCGGGCGTGACTGCTTCGAGGTGCTGGGGGTTGACGCACCTGGTGTTGCGGCACAGGTGGTCGATGTGGAGCCCGTCAGGGATGGGACCGACGGCGAGGATGTAGGCGTAGCGGTGGGCCTGCTCGTAGCGTCCGTCGATCCAGATGTGGCCGTATCCCTTGGCGTTGGTCGAGGCGAGCCAGGGCCAGCAGTCGTCCTCGCCACGCTGGTCGACCTTGGCCGCGAACCGGTCAGCCGCTAACGGATGGCTGCGTGCGTTGTGACCACGGATGAAGCGGAGCGGCTCGCCTTTCACACGACCGTCCCGGTTATCGGAGTAGGCGCTGAGGGGTGTGACTTGTCCGCACCCGCACCGACAGAGGCTCATGGGCCCGCCAACGTCAACGCGGGCTCGGGCATCCCAGCCTGAACTGCCTCATCGCCCGGGCAGCCCTGGGTGGGGTCGACCGAGCCGCGCTGGTAGTAGGGGCAGCGTTGGCAGTAGGCGTCGGCGGTGGGGAGCATCGGCAGTGCGGCCGGGCCGAGGGACTGTGCGGCGAGGGCGATTCCGTTGGCGCGTTCGAGGGCGGCGAGGGCGACCTGTTCGTCGTAGGGCTCGTGCCAGAAGTAGGCGTCGCGCAGCTCCCCGTTGCGGGGGAGGAACGCGATCATGACGGTGTCGCAGGGCAGGCCGCGTCGGCGTACGCCGCGGCCGTAGAGGTGGATTTGGCCGCGGTACTGCTCGCCGGGGCCCTGGCTGCGGTACTTCTTCAGGGGGGTGGGGCCGACGATCTTCCAGTCGATCATGGTGGCGGTGGCCCGGTCGTAGAGGTCGCCGTGTCCGGTGACGGGGATGCCGAGGATTTCGCCGACGTCGAGGGTGAGCTCGACGAGGTAGCGGACCTGGTCGCGGCCGGCGCCGTGGAGGAGGAACTGTTCTTCGGCCCAGGCGTGGACGGCGGTGCCGATGGTGGGGAGCCAGGGGACGTCGTTGGGGAACTCGGTCTTCGGGTGGCCGAGGAGGATGTAGCCGATGCGGCGGGCGCAGGGGTGGGCGACTTCGGAGGGTCCGATCCGGGTTTGTAGGGAGCGGGGGTGGTTGGTGATGGCGTTCTTGATGATGTCGAGGAGTTCGTCGCGGACGAGGTCGGGGTTGCCGCCGCGTTGGGTGAGGTGCTCGGGCAGGGCCGGGATCGCGGGAAGCGTCATGCGGTGGCCTCGGCGATCTGTCGGCGCTGCTCGTGCAGCCAGTCCGGGATGCCTTCGAGGTCGTCGAAGCTGTGGCCGTTCCACTGCTCGAGGCCCTCGGGCGTGATGCCTTCGTCGGGTCGATACGGCCCGTACTGGTGGGCGTTCATGAGCGGAGCCCTCCGCCGGTCTCGGAGTTGCAGTGCCCGCAGGCCGGGCGGATGTTGTCGCGGCGGTAGGTGCCGCCCTTGCAGCCGGGGATGATCCGGTCGACGGTGAC